GCCATGTTCTTTACGTTGTTGACGGTGGTGTTCGGAGTGGTGACGCTTGCCACCTCGCTCTTCTTCGACACGTCGTTGATAGCGCTGCCGGATATTGCAGGAGCCGCCGGAGCCTTCACCATCGAGGCTTGTGGGTTCTTGGGCGGCCCGTCTGCAGAGCTCGTAGCAGGACCGCTCGGCGTCGGAGCCGACTGAGGTCCTCCAAGTGACTTGGTATCTGTAGAAGCTCCGGAAGGCTGAGTCGCTCCCTCTTCCGGTGAGGATGAGAAGTGCATCGGGTCTTTGACCGACTTCCAGTTATAACCCCACCCGAGCCCGTGCTTCTTGATGAGCTGCTCGACCGTATCGACCGGCATGTCTGTCTGGGTAGACCTGTTGGGGTTCCTGCTCCAGTTGATATCGATCGCTTGCCCGAATGAGTGCTTGCTCATCTTAGACGGATTGTTGACGTTCTTCCTTATGCTTCTCCCACCGAGCTCGTCGATCTTGTAGCCGGTGGCCTCTAGGTCGTCCACGAAGCCCTGGAACCTAGGAGCGTCAGATGATGCCACTAGAGTCTTCTTTCCAGACTTGGTGTGTATCTCTGAGAATCCCGGAATGTTCTCTCCGGTGAATCCCTTCTTCTCGCCATCGGTCTTCGGCCCGTCTGACTTACTTCCGTCCGGACTTGGAGGCGCGCTGGGTGCCCCAGAGATGCCCGCAGAAGGGATCGATGAAGCTATGGATGGTCTTGACAACCTATCCCTATCGGTCCCACTGAAATTGATGCTGCCGGCGTCGAATGTGATGTTTCCAGCCTTGTATACGAGATCCTGCTGGAGCTTTTTGATCTCCTCGCTCTTCTCGTTTCTATCAAGCTTCAGCATGGCATCATTTGCCCTAGCTGATGGCAGGTCAGCCATCTCCGCACCGCTGTCTTCTCTGGTGAGCGGGAACTTGTCTACGTTGTACTTCTGCTTCAGCGAGTTGATGAGACCGTCGGTGTCAGATCTCATCTTATCCTTGGAGCCGGAGTCCGGGTACTTAGCGGCTATCTTCTCGTTCTCTCGCTGGTACTCGTCCGTAGCTTGCTTCTGTCTCTTGACGTACTCGCTGTCCTTGTTCTCTATCTTTTCGGCATCGGGCTTAGCCAGCTCTTTGTCACCAGACATAGGCTTGGGTGACTCGATCTTGCTGGCGTCCTTGCTGCCCTCGACCGGCTTGTTCTCTCCCTTTAGACTATCTGCTATAGCTGGAGCAGCCAGCGCGCCGGCACCGAGTAGTCCTGCTCCGAGAGCGGCCTTGGGCAGAGCGCTCTTCGCTCCTCCCGCCAAAGCATTTGCCCCAAGAGACTTGCCTATGAGATCTAAGAATCCCTTGTTGTTCTTTGCAGCGTCCTGCATGACGTGCAGTATCTTGCCGAGTACCCCGAGAGATCTCCAAGCGTAAACATTAAGTGTGTTGAGCTGCTCGTTTATTCCAGAAAGCTCTAGATTGACTCCCTCTAGAGATTCTTCTAGATTCTGTATCTCATCGCGATTCTCACTTATAGAATCGTCGAGCTTGTCCATCATATTGTGAAGAGGCGCGTACGACTTCTCCATTAGCTCGCGAGATAGATCTCGAGAGATATCCCTAAAAGTCTTTCTTAGGTCTTCTACGTCGTCAGCCATCAGCTACCGATCTTTGCTAGCTTTTCTTGTCCACGAGTATATGCAGCCACACCAAGGATCGCGCCGAACGCAATGTGAATCATTCCACCGTTGGAGAGCGACAGACTCTGCCAGGGAGTATAAGCCATCTGAACGCCAAAGGCCTTGTAGATAACAGGCAGCATCATGCTGATGATCGGAAATACTATGAAGTCCATCAGGTTAATGCCCATGTAGAGCCACCCCATAGCCGGACGCCAGTAGGCCTTTACCCAGTGCTCTTCCTGCTTGTCCAGCTGGCTGTCGACGATCTTGCTGTCGATCTCTGTTTGAGCCAGCCCGACGGATGCCTGAGCCTGAGCTGTAGCCTGAACTGATGCCATCTGCACTGTCTGCTGCGCCATCGCCGACGAGGCTTGATTGTTGTTATTGTTTACGTCGACTACCGTTACCTGAGGAGCTGGAGCCGGAGCGTCGTCATCAGTGGGTTTAGCAAATTTAGCCATTTTGATTCCTCTGCTCTTCCAGCTCTCTCATGTAGTTCATGAGCATCTCTATATAGAGATCTCTTTCAAACGGTATGAGATTCTCTACTTCAGTTATTGAATATTTATGGTGCTGAACCAATGAGAACACCGTGGTATAGTAGTTCTCTAAGTCGTTGTGGTTCAGCGCAATGTAAAAAAATCAGATAGAGTCGTCAGCTCTATCACTCTGTCGTGTCCCAGAGAGTTCTTATAGTTGATCTTATAAGAAAGTCTCGGCTGATTAACCATGAAGTCTTTGATCTTCTCAAAGGTCTTGATGTCCAAACTGTCTAGGTACTCCTCGAGCTCCTTCTTGGTGTACATGCCGGACTCGTAAACTGTAGACTCGTCGTAGATCTTGTCTATGCATCTGGTTATGAGCTGGAAGAACGAGTCCGATCCAGAGCTCAAGAACTCCTTGTCCTCGTACAGGGAGGCAGTCGGGTACCTCATAACGATACCGGTGGTGTCGGTGATCTTGATAGTCTTCTCGGTCACTTCTGGGAATATGACCTCGACTTTCTTAAGCTCAATGTCGAAGTCGTATATCTTCTCGTCCTCGCTGTCCTTGTACGACACTTGAACGACGTCGCTGACTGACTGCGCCCTGATCTGAATGAACAGATACTCCAGATCAAACAGAGAGATTGAGTTCACATCGAACTCTTCGAGAGCGCAGTTATTGACTACTTGCTTCACCGAAAGTAAGATATCGGCCTCGTCCTCACTGGTCTTTGCCATCAGGAGAATCTTCTCTTCTCTTACCAAGAAGGGCCTGAACGCAACTTTTCTCTTAGAAGATGGTATCTCAATGATAAACTGAGGGTAGTTGATCTTTGGTAGTGACATGACGAACTCCAATTATATGTTATGCCCTCGCGCTGGGGCTTGCAAATCCAGAATTAGGATCATATGAAGAATTTCCAGCATTGCTGTCGAAGCTAGAAGCCGCTGGGTCCTGAGTGTACACGGCGTTGGACGGGGCATTTTCCGCGCCGCTGAACATGCTCAGGGCGCCGAACACCGTGTCGATCGTGCCGGCTATAGCTGAGTTGACGTTATTCATCGACCACTCTCTAAATGCAAATCCGACTGTTATCTTCATGACTGAGTTGGTGTTTCCCCAGTCCATCGATATATCATTCATAGATACTGGAAAGGCATCTTTCAGAGTCACGATGTCAGCTATGTTTCCATAGTTGTCATAGGTCAAGATGAATATGTCGGTTACGTAGTCGTCCTTGTAGCCGAGCGTGTAAGTCGGCGTGCCTCTAAAGTTGGTAGAGCCGTTGAAGTCGATGACGTTGTTCATCCAAGAGTAGAAGTACCTTCTGATATCCGATTCAGCATCGTTGACGAACGTGATGCTGGTGTCAGTGAACTGTGCGTTGAACGGCATCTTCTGAGTCACGCCGGTTCCGTACCTCGCGACGTCGGACGATCTTATCGCCACTCCCGGAAGTCTTGCCTGCTCTGCCCTGAGCTGAATTATTCTGAGAGTGTTAAAGGTGTTCAAGATGTCGCCGACATTGGTAAACGTGCTTATGCTCGTCGAGATAGGAGGCACGAAGAATACCATGAACTTGTTTGTCTGCAGTACGCCGTAGCGACCTATATTAGATGAAAATTCTGATATGTTGAATGCCATCTCGTTCTCTCTTAAAATGCTTCTTTGAAGACGTCTTGCTTGCTAGCCTTGACGAACCTCTCGGTCGGCAGCATGAGCGCGGTGTCCCAGTTCTTAGGTTCTACGTACAGGAATAGACTCTGAACGTGCTGGTGAAGGTATCTCTTAACGCACACCTTAAATCCACTAAAGCTAGCAGAAGAATTCAAGATCCTGTACGAGATCTGCAACTTGGTAGAGGCATCGTACTTATCATTATTTGCTGTCTCATAGAGAGCGTTCATGAGCTGAGCTCTCGCATAGGGTGGCAGATAGTGAAGGTTAATTCCGAGAAAGCCGTCGCTATAAAAATTTATAGGAAAAATGAGTGGGAAGTTATCGTAGTACGGAAGCTTGTCCTTGGTCTTCGGGTCATAGAAGAACATGTACATTCTTCCGATAGATTCTATCGTAAGTCCACCGACCACGTTCTTTCTATCGCCCATCACGAGACGACGCGCGCTGACGCTCGTTATACCCTGAGCCGCGTTGCGGAACCAGTCGCGGGCAGTCGCAGTATCATTTGGAGTGATGCCCGCAGATGCAGCCTTCTTAGCTATGTCTTGAAAGATGTATGCCATTAGAAAGTTATCTTGAGCTCTTTCTCGGTGAATATCTGGAAAGTCCAATTTCTATCTGCGCAGAACTCTTCTGCAGCCTTCCACTTAGCACTATTTATCCCCCAAGTGTAGACCTCGTTGATGTATCTCTTTGATATCTTGTCGGGTCTCGTCGGAGGCTTGGTCTGAGATGCCGGCTTTACCTCTATGACGACCACCTCAAATGTTCCATCTGGCTTCTTTTTCTTCACGTAGAAGTCGGGAAAGTAGCGATGGATTCTATTGTCAACAGGGGACCTGTAGGGAATGCAGAACTCCTCCGAGCTCCACTGAACGACATCCGGGTGGCTATCGAGATAGGACATTAGCTTCAACTCCCAGCCGGAGCGATAAATAATGTTAGTTGGGTTTCCCTTGTACTTTTCTGGATTTTTTGGCTTAAAGTAACCCTTGTACGACATATCTGTTCTCTATCATAAATAATCGAAAGTATTTAGGAATAACATGTCTCTTTTCGATTTCTTAAACAGTACAGCTGCTACAAATCCCGGACAGTTCATAGACCCGAGAAGCAACAGCACCAGCCCACTGAGTCAGGCTAACACGATATTTAATGATCCGAACAGCGTTCTCGGCACCGCCTCGTACTTTGGAAACATGTCTTTCCCGCAGGACCTCATCAATGAGTACACCGGAAGAAACTTCTACATCAATATTGACTTTGAGAAGTACCAGCGCAGGTCGATCTTTGACCCACCGACATTTAATAAGTTCGGAGGCATCCAGCTTCCAATTCCAGATTCACTGAACGACAGGACTACTGTTAACTGGACTAAAGATACAAATCCTACAATAGGTGCCGGCATCGAGCAGCTACTCAAGGGAAATAAGAATCTCGCGGGAAGCGATATAAGCAGCACCCTGTCAAACATCGGAAACGCAGTTAAGGACAATGGGATAGCCGCTCTCGCAGGAGGTGCTCTGGCTGGTGGCTTGAACGCTCTGACTTCAAATTTTCCGAGCGTCAATCAGGCACTTCAGCTCGGCGGCTTGGCTCAGAACCCGTTCATGACTATGTTGTTTCAGAACCCCGAGTACAAGACGCACTCGTTCTCTTGGACGCTTACACCTAGGAATGCTCAAGAGTCATCCATCATAGCGGACATAATAAAGACATTCAAGTCTAACATGCTCCCTACTCTATCGGGCGGCGGCCTGTTCTTTGGCTATCCAAATGTCGCGCTGATCAGCCTGCACCCAGCAGAAGAATTTCTGTATTCATTTAAGAGGTGCGCTATCTTGGGCGTGTCAGTTGACTTCACTCCAAATGGTCCGTCGTTCTTTCAAAAGGCGCCAGCGCCGACTCAGGTTATCCTGTCAGTTGCATTTCAAGAGATCGAGTACTGGACACAGGAGGCGGTCGCCGGCACTTCAGTCAGCAACGCGATACAGACCGGCTTGAACGCTATAGATAAGGCGTTTAGCGCTACTGTAAATCCATCAGATGGCAATCAGTCACCACTTCAGCAGATACCCGTAACTCCGGAAGGTACTCCTGGATATACGCCTGGAGCATAAAAATGGCACAGAGATATTTCGATAAGTTTCCACAGGTATACTATAGCAATAACATAGCAGTCAACATCACTGAGAGAGCTGCTGTTATGAGCAGCGTGCTGAATGACTCTACGACTTACTATAGCTATGACATCTCAAATGGCAAGAGACCGGACCAGTTCTCGGACTCTTACTACAACGACCAGTACATGAGCTGGCTTCTGTATCTGACGAACGACATAATTGATCCTTACTACGGCTGGTACCTCACGCAAGAACAGTTCAACGATCATCTGAAGAAGAAGTACAATACTCAGAGCGTCTCTACACTTCAGAACAAGATAGCGTTTTACAGAAACAACTGGTACAACGACGACACAATAACCCCCGTGGCTTATGCAGCTCTCCCAACCGAGCTTCATAAGTACTGGCAGCCCTACTACAATCCAAACAATGCAAAGATCATGGGCTACTTCAGAAAGCAGATAGACTGGACCATCAATACCAACTCGATAGTCTCTTATGCATGCAACGCCTCTTCGTTCGTCAACAACGAGATCGTCACCGTGACGTTCGACAGCACTCACTCGGGAAGGGGACAGGTAGTTACCGCCAACTCGACCAACTTGGTTATCCAGCACACTTCCGGAACTACTCTAGCAAACCTTAATGTCATTATCACTGGGTCTAGCTTCATCACTGGGAGCGAGAGCCTAGCCAACGTCGTGTTCACTCAGTCAACGAGCTTGGCGAACAACATTCCTTCTAACGAGGTAGTGTACTGGGACCCAGTTTCGATCTATGACTCCGAGAGAGAATCTAACGAGTCTAATAAGAGCATCAAGGTAATTGATAGAACTTACTCAGATCAGATAGCAAACGCCCTTAAGAAAGTGCTTGCATAATGGATTCAGTCAGTCCCGGCGATATTGCCGTAACGACATTTACTATAAGTTCTGATAGGGGTTCGTTAGACCTGACGAGCTCGTTCTCTTCTGCATCCATATACGAGAGCATCTTCACTCCGGGAATAGTAGCCGACATCACGGTTCTAGATACCGATGACCTGCTGGGCAAGATGAAGCTATTCGGCGATGAGTCGGTCACAATCAACTTCACGACTCCGGGCGGAACAACCGCAAACTATAAGCTCGCAGTTCACAAGCTAGAAGAAGTTAAGACAGTTACTTCCTCTCTGAAGTCAAAGTCGTACGTGATAAAGCTGGTGTCAGAGGAGTCGCACTACGCGAAGAATAACTACGTACAGAAGAACTTCAACACTCAGATATCTTCTATGGTGAAGACCATAGTGAAGGACTATCTTCACAGCTCTAAGAAAGTTGATGCAGAAGATACCAAGGGCACTCAGAAGATTCTAATATCTCACCAGAACCCATACAAGGCTATCGATATGGTCAGGAGAAGGGCTATCTCCAGCGAGAACAAGTCATCGCTGTTCGTATTCTTTGAGACTAGAAGCGGCAGTGACCAGATATTCAAGTTCTCAACTATCGAGAAGCTGTTCAAGGGATCTGCTGTAAAGTCTTTCAAGCAGTCCGACGCCGTTTCTACGGATATATCTAATAAGTTCGACAATCAGATCATAGCGCTCGAGGTGCCGACTCAGTTCAACGCATCTGATAGGATCGCGACCGGCGGGGAGGTCAAGGTCTCTAGGTTTAACTTTCAGACCCATCAGTACATCTCCGAGAAGAAGACTCCCAAGCTCACCGACTACACTTCAGGCGGAAGCGGCGATCCCAACTCATCGACCTTTACCAGTAAGTACAGGCAGGCCGGCGCCGGTGCAAATCCTAACTTGCTTCTGATAGGTGAGGACACCTCGAAGCGCGCGAACACTCACATACCGACCAACACGGCAGACCAGCAGGCATATATAGCTTCGCTGATGCAGAACTCTGTAAAGATGAGAGTTCCGGGTGACTTGAACATAAAGGCAGGTGACGTCATCAATGCCGACATCCCTAACAAGAAGAGCACTACAGATAACTCGGCAAATGACCCGATCTTGTCCGGCAAGTTCTTGGTCTCCAGAATACATCATGAGATAGGTCCCAAGGGAGAGACCCCTCGCTATACTTGCGTTATAGAATGTTTGAAAGGTAATACGGAGCAAGGTGTATGACCGATCGTAATCTTGGTTTTTCATTTTCTTGGTGGATTGGTAAGGTCGTAAGCGTCAAGGACCCCGATCAGTCCGGACGCGTTCAAGTAAGAATCTTCGGCAGACACGATGACTTAAATGGAATCCCAGATGCCGATCTTCCTTGGGCGATGCCGCTTCAGCCGGTGACCTCGGCGGCCATCGGTAAGGTTGGGACGACTCCGCTGGGTCTTCTCAAGGACTCTAAGGTAGTTGGATTCTGGGCAGACGCTGACCAGCAGTACCCAATTATCTTTGGTAGCTTTGGCAAGTCCGGAGATCCAATTCCGGGACAGAATGCAGATGGCTCTTTGGCGATAGACATCAAGACCGGCTCCATTCCAGCTCCTGCAGTTAACCAGAGCGATCCCGTAGAATGGAACGCCTTCAGCAAGCTGTATCCAGCAAGAGTCGACATCAACCAGATCAACAATCAAGGTGCCGATCCAACTATCGGCAAGTTCACAATTCAAACTGGGATAGTGAACAAGAAAGAAGTTGACAAGAAGCTCAAGGAGCCGACGAAGCCCACAACGGCGTCTGTTGATAAGAATGATACCAAGGACATTATCGACAA